AGCAAACTTAAACATTGTTGGAGAGCTTACAACTGAATTAGTAAACATTCCGCCTTTGGCAAAAGTTTGGAGACCTGTATCGTATACATTGCCTTTTGCTTGTGCACCGCCACGTGGATCGAAAAAGTTCATAGGAGTAGGGCTACCTCCAAATAAACTACTAATTCCAGCCATTAAAGCCGGTCTAAAGGCTTGGTATGCCATCATAGCTTGTTGCTGCATTTCATAACGAATTAAGCCCTCTAACATTGAATCAATTAAACCTTTAAAGTTTAATTTACCAGTTCTAGTAAACTCAATAATGGCGTTACCCATTTGGTCAAAACTTTGTTTAAACACTTCACCATAAGCTAATTGACGACCGGTTAAATCTTCTGTTAAAGCTTTGGATTTTTGTTGTGCTTCATATACCTTATTAACTCCTGCAGTTTCTGTTTCGTATGCAAGAGAAGCTGCAGCCATCTTAGCTTGAATTGATGCAATATCACCTGCATTTTTAGGATCTAATAATTCTTTTGTTAATCCTAATTGTGTGGCAATTAAACTATTTTTAAGTTGGTCTAATTTAATATCGCGTTGCTTAACACGGTCCATTTGCTCAATTGTTATAAGTTGGTCACGATAGTTCTCTGCAGTAATTGTACCAAGATCAAGCTGAGTTTGCAATACTTCTTTTTGTATGCCAACCAGTGCACTATCAGTTTCATTTAAAATGCGTGTTAGATTTACTTGAGCTTCTAAAGCTTGAGTACTTTGATTTAATGTTTGAAGATTTATAGCTAATAAGTCTTTACGAGCACGTTCTTGGTCCGCGATCTTCTTAGCAGCATCAAACTGTTGAGTTAAAGTAGTTGCTTGTTTATCTGCTGTCTGAACTGCCTTGGCTGCTAAATCTGCAACGTCTTTGTACTTAAGTCTTTGTGCTTCTAGAGCTATTAAATTAGAAGTAGCAGTTTCTTTAACACTATCTAAGCTACTTAGAACGCGTTTAACTGCATCTTCTTGCTCAACATATTTGTTAATTACTGCTTGTTGATCTTCAAGAGTTTTTGAACTAAATTCAGCTCCACGCAATTCAGCTTCTTTACTAGTAATAATGTCTTTTAGATCACTATCTAATTTTTTCTTAGCTGCGTCAAAACCGCTTTGAAGACCTGTTGCTTGAGCCGCAATAGTATTCATTACTTTCTGCTGATTTAGCTGAGTAACTTTTGATATTGCACCTTGCTGCTCTTGCATAGCCTTTCTAGACTCTTCAGTGCGATCTATCTTTCCTGCTTTAATATCAGCACTAATATTAGTGCTTGTTAAAATCTTTTCACGATCTGCTATTTGTTTTAATCTTGGATTATCAATAGCGGCTTGTCGCACTTGCTGATTTGTTTCTGTTTTTAATAACTCATCACGACTACGCTCTAGTGCAATTTTTTCTCCGCTAAGTCTTAACAACTCCATCTCTTTGATTAAACGCTGTGTTTCAGTGATCTCTTGAATCTGTAAATCTATTTTTTGATTTTCTAGTTTTGCTCCAAGTTTAGCTGTTTCGGCAGTTTGCGGTAATTTATCTAATAATGATTTTTGCGAACTAAGTACGCTTTGAGCCATTGCACGAGTAAATCCGCCTTCTATTAATTCAAAACCTTTTTTGATAGAAGTCTCAGCAGCGTTTTTAAAGACTGCACTAAGCTCAGTCATCTGTGTGCGTGTTTCATCTAATTTAGATCTTGCACCCGTTATTCTTTTCTGCTCTGCTGAAATTACATCACTGGCTACTACACCTGTTTTGTCGCTTCCGACTTCTTTTCTAATATCTGCAATATTTTTTTCTGATTTAGCAATCTGCTCCTCATAGTATTTTGCAGTATTGATTAACGCAACATAAGCATCACGATTTTCCATTATAAGCTTTTGCGATTCTGGCGAAAGCAGTTTAATCTTACTAATATCGGTTAATAGGTCTTGTAAAGTTGATAAGTTTGCTATTGGATCTTTAAAAGCTTCTGAAAGTTTAAATCCTTGTGAAGCTAAGTCTTTTCCAAAGTTGGACAGCAGATCTTTTTGCATTAAAGAGTTAGAAAGCTCCGTATAGCTGGTCTCTAGTGATTTGAATCCGTCTTTTATACTTACTAATATTCCTGCTGTTTTTTGTCCGGCAAGACTAGCTTGTTCAAAGACTGTGGCTATGTTTTTACCTATTTTGGCTAGTTGTGCACTGCCCATGCCGCTTGTAGAGGCTTTTAAACTATTTTCGGTTACTTGATTAACGTTAAGTAACTCTTTTAGTTTTGCTTCAGCTTCTTTTTTTACATTTGGATCTACAATACCCTTTAATCCTTGTAGAATCTGTTTGTTAATGCTTTTAGAAAAGTCATCTTCTAATGCTTGTCCAAAAATTCCTTTGATACTGTTTATAATCCTATCAAACTTACTAGATTCTTGTATTGCGTCTTTAAAACTTTCAACTGTTAGTGAAAGGTTTTCTGAAAGGTTTTGAAAAGAAGTTGCTAATGCAATAACTGATGCGGGACTTAATGATTGTTTATATTTGTCATAAGTATTACTTAAGGCTTTGGCATTTTCGTCGCCAATTTCTAAAGTCTTATTAAACTTTTCTACTTCTTTAGTATTACTGCTAAATGCATAGCTAAGGCCTTGGAATATACCGATTACTACTCCTGCTATCATACCTATCTGGCCTAGCATACCAACAAAACCCATAAGTCTAGTTGTTGCTGCAGTTATAGTTCCTGTTACTCCAGTAAAAATAGTTCTTAAAACACCTAATTTTTCAGTTTTAAGACTAGTTATCATTTCTCCAAAAGCAGACCTAAAACCTACTAAACTTGCAGTGTCTGCAGCATTACTAATAATAGTACTTGAAGCTGAACGTCTGCGTTGTTCTTCCGCACCTATTTGCAATCTTCCTAATGCACTAAACCTACTTACGGGGGCGGTTTCTTCTTGTTTTAATCTTACTGCAACTGCGTTATACTTCTCTTGCTCTAATTTAGCCGCGCGTATAGCTCTTGCTAGTTCATTATATATGTTTTGGTTATTTTTTAAACCTTTACCTGCCGCCTCAATCTTTTTAATCTCTTGATCAGTGATATCCTGAATACCGCGTGTAGGTGTAAGAATTTCTGCAATATCTTTACGAATACGTCCACCAGTAAGAGTTCTAAGTTTAGACTCTAATTTATCAATAACGGCCGCTTTGGCATCAGCAGCTTGATCTTGTTTTGCAAGTATGTCAGCCCTACGTTTTGCCAACATAGTTTCTGCTGTATTAATTTTTTCAGAAGTTACCTGTCGACTAAACTCCGCGGTTTTACGCAATTCGTCTCTATAATTAGTAATTGCTGGAACTGCTTGTTTAATAATCATTGATCCAAGTGCAGCAATACCTGCTGTTAAAGCAGCGGGACTAGCACTTAATATATCTACTAAAGGGCCGAACGCTTTGTTTAATACTTCTAGAATAGTTTGTGCAATATTCTTTAATGAAGCTAAAAGTTTGTCATAAGGGTTTGTGGGTATGTCAATCTCATTGAATTTGTCAATACCTTCTTTTAATACTGCATTAGCAAACGCTTGACGTTTTTCAAAATCAGTTAAACTATCTACGCTTTTACCTATACTACGTGCGTAGTCTTCAGAAGATTTACCAACTTTGGTAAACAGTCCCAATTCATCTAATAATTCAGGTTCTAGCTTTGTAATACCGCGAGTTAAACGACTAACAGCATCACTCATATTAACACCAAGTGCTTGTGAAGCCTTTTTAGCTACATCACCTAGTTGTAAAAATTGCTTTTGAGTCATACCGCTGCTAATAGCTTTGGCGGTAGCTTCCATTGATTCGCGTAAGCTAATAGCTCCGCCACTGGCTTCTGTAAATCGCTTTGCTAAACCGCCCATTGCAACACCACTAGCGGCACCTAGTTGATCTAGGCCGCGAACCATGTTAGTGGTATCCATAGCATTACTTAAAGCGCTAAATGCTGCACTTACAGCAAATACATTGGCAGCATAAGTAGCATATAGACGTACCAGCCCACCAAGACCTTGTGCTTGGTTTGCAAAGTCACGTCCGCTTGCTCCAGTAGATCCCATTGATCCACGAGCACGTCCGTACTCTATATTTTCGGCTGCGCTAAAACTTGCTGCTGCTGCTTTACTACCCGATTTAGTACCAGTAGTATATTGTTGTGATTTTTGTAATTCTTTATTTAAGTTTTTGACGTCGTTAGTACGCTGTTTAATACTATTCGATTCATCTTGTAAGCTTAAATTAATATTAACTTGATTTGATGCCATCTGTACTCCTCTTTAGGGTTGGTGGCTAAAACTTTTAATAGCTTGACTAGTGTACATTATAACACGCAACCACACTTTTGTCAAACCAAAAAATTTTTAACGTAAAAAAGCCCGCCAATTTTTAGTTAGCGGGCTTTTCCATCTTTTTCTTATTATTGATTTCGTCTGATCGTACGCTGTCAATCATACGTATTAACATAACAATAAACTTCTGTTCAGACTGTTCAATCTCTGTAGCTTCAAGAACATCTTTTACACCTATCAAAGACTTACCTAAGTAGGTACCATTCATAGTATCCCACTCATCTCGTAACATTCGATAAGCATTAAAAGCTTGTTGTACTTCTAGTGGAAAGTCTTCAAATTCCACAGGAATCTCAGACTCTACGGGTTCACTATTCATCATTTCGCACATTTCAAAATATGCTTCCTTGGTCATACCAAGACTCATATTCTGAATGTAACTGACCAACTGCTGATTTACTTGCTGGAGCTGGTCGTCGAAAAGTTTCCCAAGTCCGAAACCTGTTCGCTAATAAAGCCATCAAAATTACTTGAATTCTTCATTAAATATAGTGCATTTTCAGGCGTATACTCTAATTCATCGTCCAGATTTTGACCTTTTAAATCAACTGGAGCTAATTGCTCAAGATAACTTAATTTAAAACCTTTCCATCCTTTAACAGCATTTTCAACGTAAAGTTGCAAGAATAAATCTTCGTTGAATTCTTCAGCAGCCTGTCGGTTTTTGAAACTTGTTTTGGTAGATTTCTTACGAATCGACAAAAGTGTTTCGCGAGATAAAAATGCCAAATCAACAACAAAACCAGGCATACCAGGATATTCCACTTGTACTGATTTAGAAGGAACTAACAGTGTTTTTAAAGAGAGGGTAGTCATTTTATAATAATAAGTTTAAAAAGAGAGACTGGAGATCAGCCCAGTCTCTATAAAAATGCAACGGTTAATTAAACTGCTGCGTAATAAGAAATTTCGAGTTCGTTCTTAGCTTCAATATCGTAAGCACCGCCTACGGCTGCACCTTGTGGGTTTAAAGTAATTGAAGTAGAAATAACTTGTTCAGAAGTAATAGTTGGAATTGTCAACATAGTTGTTGGCATTGACAAACTCATGCGATTTGCGTTGCTTGATCCACCTAAGTCAACTGTTACAGCAAATTTGTTTTCTGTAGAGCTTGAGCTAGCAGTTAACAAATCACTTAACAATTGAGCACTTTCATTTGTACCTGTTTTTAAATAACAAGTTACAGTAGCAGAAATAGCACGTGAACCAGTGAAGTACGTAATAGGTTGGTTAACTACACCCAAATTAGCAGGTGTCAAATATGTCAAATTGTTATTGATAGTAATGCTACCACCAGTAATTGCTACAGAATAACTTTTAGCAGTCAATCCGCCAAAAGCCAGTGCAGCAATACTCATTGTTGATAACTTGTTAGCAATAAATTTAGCTTCTGTATCTTTGTATTTAGCTGTACCGGCCAGTCCGCCACTTAAAGCAACAGTACCAGCACTAGGAGCTGCAATAACAACGGAAGCTAATTGACGCATTGAAGTACCTTTACCTGCCCAAGTAATAGAAGCAATAGCATCTAAACCAAAGTCAACAGTAGCGGAATCCACAGCACAGTTATCAATTGCATAAGCAACTGCTTCAAACACAATAATTAAGCCAAAGGCTTGTAATTGGTGAGCATTAGAATTAGCAAAAGCAACTTTAGAAACTGGAGTAAGACCTGGGGTAGCTGTCCAACCGGCACCTGCAGCACCAATAAGACCAGTGCCAGCCATAGCGTTCCAGAGTACAGACTCTTCGCAACCAATATAATCGTCTGCATCAGCAGCAAGATTAATTACGCTACCTTCTTGAAACTTAGGGCGAATGTAAGTAGCAAAATTCCAATCAACTGGCTCTAAGCTAGTGTTAAAACTTCGCTGACCACGAATTGGTGCTGCACCTGCTTCGTTTAAGGTAACTGTTTCAGTACCTGTGTTTTGTGAAAATGAGAAACCGTCTTGAACTTGTAGTTCAAATGTGTTTGTATCGCTAAAACCTGTAGCGGCTACGCGATTACTTGAATCCAAGTTAGTAGTGAAAAATACGCGACTATTGCGAATTAAATTTAATGCCATACTCTTTCCTTTATGATTTTTGGAAATACTTAAGCACTGTGACTAGATATTTATCTGTTGTTATGCTTGTATAAATCCGAGTTATACTAATGCGTAGCGCACTTGTAGATTGATTTCACCGACACCGTAAGGAGCTAATAGTCCTTCGTCAGTAGTGATTGACTGAATTAATATTTCAGTTGTTGAAAGGTTATTAGTAATATCATATACTAATACACGGTTAGCGTTGATTACAGTTTCGAGATCATTAATTAAATCTTCTAACTGTTGTTGGGCTTCGTTTTCGCTACGAACATATACTTTTACGCTAATGTTTAATAAGCCCCAAGTAAAGTCGGCTGGATGATACTCGCGGATTTCTGTGCCTGCTGTAAGATACACGCAAGGGAAGTCTTGGACTTCATCCCAAAACTTAAGTTTAGGGTAGCTGTTATCGAATAAATCAGAACTATATGGAGCATTTCCATCTATTACTTTAAATTTTTCAGCTAGGGCTGTTACAATGCTAATTCTTTTTGTCATAATGATACTGCCCTTAACTTACTGCCTACTACTTGTTGTGCAATTTCTCTAATTGATTTAGAGATTAATAATTTAGGGTCTCTAGTTGCAGGTATAGACTGGCGTCCGTTAGCACTAAATGTTGCGTAAGGATTTTTCATGTAGGAGTAAAAAGCTGTAACAAAACCATCACGACTGCTTGTTAAACGTTCTACTTGAACTGTACTGGCAAATCTACCTGTTCTATAGTTAAGAACATTTTTGCTATTACCACTACCCATATTAGCACTTATTACGTCTTGAAGCTGACTATTTATTAAGGTTGTTAAAGTGAAAAGGTTTAAGTTAGTTTGGTTACTTGTAGCTGCTTTATTAGCGCTTGCCTTTACGCCACCAGATTTAGTTTTACCAGTGAGTTTAGCATCTGTTTTTAATAAAGCATGGGTTTTAACAGTACCTTTGGCTTTAGCCGTAGAAGTTTTTACAACTCTTGGAGATTTGTTGCCTTTTAGGTTTTCTACGAGTAAATCATTTATATACTCAGATAAAGAAGGGGAAGCTCCAGTATTTATACTACTATCGTCTAGTAAGCCGCCTTTAAACTTATTTTTTGCTTGTTCTGCAATAGTCGGTAAAATAGTGTTACCGATGTAAGCTTTAATTCTCGCTAGTTCTTGCGTACGCAGGGTATTTGTGTTAAATGCTGAAGGCATTGTTACCACAAAGGAAAACTGCATGTCTAGCATTTTTCCTGCTTTTTCTGTAAAGTTTTGTTTAAACTTTATATCATAGTTAGCGTCTAAGTATAGATCAGCTATTGCTAATTCTAATCCTTCGGACTTTTCTTTGCCTGATAAAAGAAACTGCCTTTCTTGTGCTAAAGGCATATTAATACCTATTAGCTTATCATTTACATCAAATGCTGCTGTATGTCCAGCATTAATAAAATCACCAATAGTAAAACGATTTTTTGTGCTAGAAGAAGCACTATAAGGTCTTAACTCAATATCATAACTTTTGGAAAATGCTTCACGTAAAGCTTTATTTAAGGCTGTGTTTACTTTTTCTACTGCCCCATTAAAAGTTGGGGCTATTACAACATAAGCATTTTTGCCTAAATTTTCAACAATAGAATTAGCATCTGAAGCTATAAAAATTCCTAGACTTTTTCCTTGTGTTCTTAGTTTGAACTGAAAAGTTGCTGTAGCATTTCTATATCCAATATAGCTTGTACGTTTTGATAAAGTATTTATTAGTCCGTCAAAATCTTTTTCTACTTTAGTAATAAAAGGCAAAAAGGGTTTTTGTGGTATAGTTAGTACTGCTGTTTTAATTGTATCGTGCAAAAACTTAATTAATTTTTCTTTTTTAGGAAACCTAGACTGTATGTAGTCTTCATTACCTGAAAAATTACTAAAGCCTAGATTAGCGACTAGCTCTTTTACTATTAGATCTATGTCTACAATATAAAAAGTAGGTAAATTAGAATCAATAAGGTCACGTAACTTTTTTGATTCTAATTTAGCAATGTCAAAGTCTTTATATAAAGCACTTTTCTGAACCTTAGTATTTGCACCAGCTAAAGCACTACCAGATATCATGTCTAATAATCTGGAGAAATGTAGCTTTCTTGCCATTATGTAAAGTCCGCTACGTACTGATCTAAAACACGCTTAATTGTTGCGGGTAAATTAGTAGATGCAACATAGTTGATTTGCGTAGTGTTAGGATTTAAATCGCGACTACTATGTACGGCGCCATTGTTGCGCGAGTAATACTCAATTAAATCCAAGACGGCTAGTTTTAAATCGCCAGGAATAGGATCGTATCCACCAAAGTAACTTACACGATATCCGTTAATTGCTTCTTCAAATATAGGTGTCTTAATACTAATTAGCGAATCGCCTTTGAGTACATAGTCTTCAAACTTTACTAGGTTTGTATATGTTTTGCCATAGTCTTGGCTATAGGCTACTGAAGATACGCTTACAACAGGAGTTTCTTTTAATAAGATCTCACGAAATCCACCATCAAAAACTTCGACTTTAATATCGCTGTAGAAGTCCACGAAAGTACGACGGCAGTATGATTTTACCAAGTCACTGACTTTAGGTATTAAGAAATCAATTTCTGAATCTGAATTTGTGCTGGTAATGCCCATGTAAGTTTTGTATTCAGCTTTTGTTACTAAATCTGTTGCCATAAATACCTCACTTGTTTTATAAAGGCACAAAATACCTTTATAAAACAAGACCCCGAAGGGTCTTGTTAACATTTACACTATCTGATTAGATCAGGTTGCTGTGTATTTGTGAGCTGCTACGCCAGTACCTTGTGCAGTAGTAACTTGAGTCATACCGGTACGGAGGCTAGCCACCATAACACGACGTTGTGTCTCAACTAACTCTTGGGTATCAATGCGGAGACCGCGTTGGTTACCAACAAGGAAGTTTCCTGGATTAACAGCGATAGCACCGGCAATACCAGTACCTGCAGCTGCGTACTCAGCAGAAACTAACACAGGGCTTCCACCAACTTGACCGATTTGACCAGTCAACACAGTGGCTTGTGCACCAACTTTATCCATAGTTTGGAAGATAGGATCTTCTAACAACTGGTAATATGAATCGGTGTTAACGATGAAGATAACTTCAGCGGGATCAAGACCCCAAACACCCAAAGCTTGACGCAATGAACGTAATTTAGCAACGGTAATACCAGCGGCAACTGTGTTACCAGTAGCAGTGGTGTTAGTAGCCCAGTTCGACAATCCTTTAACAGGATCAGCACCAGCACCAGCACCTAACAAGAAAGCCTTGTCAACAGCGCGAGCAACACGACGAATCATACCGTCACGGATAATTGGCATCAAAGCCAACAAAGCATCTTCTTCTTCTTCATATGCAGTATACTCGTTAGTAGCAACTTTATATGCGTTCAAAGTGATTTCTTTGAGCTGATGAGTAGCTGTGTTACCAGCAGAAGCACTAGTACCGAAGCCAGCGTTCTGAACCCACTGTGCTAAACCAGCTTCTGGATTAACAGGCATAGTCATCACATTGGTTTGCATAGCAATGTTACGGAAAATAGGAGAAACCACTAAACGGCGGCGAATCTCATTTTCCATGTTCATAGAAACTTCAGTTTCCCAGATACCGCTTGGCAGGTGTGCACCAGTTGTAGACACGTCACCAGAAGCATATCCAGAAGCTTTCTCGATCAAAGCGCGGCCGGTACGTGTTTCTTGAACAGACTTACCAGACATCTTTGACAACAAGATTGCCTTCTCTTTTTCAGCATAAGTCAAACCATCACCAGCAGCTTTTGTGTCTGCAAACGACATTTTTGACTTTGTGATTGCTTCGATTTCAGCAGCTTTATCTTTTAAAGCAGCTTCTAAACCAGCGATCACGGATTTATTTGTTTCTTCAGCAGAGGCTAAACGCTTCTCGACTTCCGCCAAGAGCTTTTCAGCACCAGTGTCAACAGTGGAGATAGCTGCAACAGCTGCTTTAACGCGTGCGTCAATATCAGCAGTAGCTTTTTCAGCGGCTAATTTCTCAGCAGCATCTTTAGCGTGTTTTTCTCCGATGGCTTTAGCAGTTTGCTCAGCCGCTTTGCTAGCTGCATCAGCTAACATTTGTTCTAATTGTTTTGGATCCATTTTCCATTCCTTTGTAACATCGCTGTTCGCTTCCGTAGAGGATTCTAGCCCTTTAGCTGATTCGCTTTTGGGTGCAAACTGCATTTTGAAAGATTTAAATTCTTCGTCGTTTTCAAACGACTTAGAGAGACTAAATAATGTGTTTTGATTTGCAGGTACTGACACTACTGAAATTTCGTGCAGCTCCAACTCCTTTACCACAAACAGCTCTGCAGCTGAATTGTACTCCGCATCTACAATGCGAAATCCGATACTAAAAGCTGTTAGTACACCGTCTTTTACTAATTTATAAACGTCACCGGCTGCAGAAGAAATTCGTGCTTTTACAAGCAATCCTTTTTCATCAACCTTGTGTTCGACCATTCTACCGATAGGAGCGCTGTGATTATGGTATGCTAAAATTACTGGATTTTTCAAGTAATTTTGAATACCTTTTTCCCAGACGCTTACAGGAACAATGTCGCCCTGTCTATCAACGTCAGTGGTTGAAGCGTAACCTTTAATGGTTAACATTTCAACGCTTTCGTCTGTGGTAGTAGGTTCACTCTTAGTAAAAGAACTGTTTACATACAGCACTTTATTTTTATCTACCATAAATACCCCTTTTATTGCTGATTATCTTTTGGCTTTCCACCTTGCGACGGATCAGCAGCCGAACCAGCAATATTAGCTGGTATTCTTATTTCGTCATGACCAGTCATCTTGTCATAACGTAATTCTTCACGTGCTTCATTAGCTGTTATGATGCCTGCATTGACAAGTGTCGAATGATAGGCAGCAATATCTTTTAGTTCTGGTTGTAGTGCGGAAACTGAGCTTGTAATAGCCTCAACATCATATCCAAAGTATCTTTCAACAGCTGAAATAAACCTACGATTAATAGGCATTACTGTTTCAAGATAAAATAAGCGTAAATTAGGTGAGATGTTAGCATTGTTGCCACCAGCCATTAAAATAGGCGGTACACCAATTGCTTGCATAATACGTTCGCTATGGGTCTTGATTGATAAATCAAAATCCATGTCTTTGAAGTTCTGGTTTGATACCTGTGCAGGCTTTAATCCCGAATCCAAGATCACAGGACGTCTACCGCCTTGCTTGGTCGAGTACTTTTGTAACCAGTACTGAATTGTCTTTTCCTTGGCAATTTGCGACAAGGTATTTTCTGATGTAAGCACTAACCCAAACACAGCACCGTTATCAAAGAATTGTTCTTGAAACTGCTGCATGGAGTAAAGGGTACTAATCGATTTTTGTGCTGACTCTAATCTGCTTGAACCACGATAAATTGAATCTGAATTCAAATCGCGGAAATAAAACACTTCTGATTCCTTAAAATCCACAGCACCGTTAAAACGATAACCACGAATAAAGGTTTTTGAATCAGTCATAATCTCTACGTCTGAGGCAGGTAAGTGATACATAAACACACCATCAAAGTGTACAAATGCATTACCTTCTAAGACGAAGTCTGTGAATAGTGCTTGACGAAAATCTTGTGCAGATTGATAAGGGTTTGGTCTGAAGTTTAATAAAGTATTAAGCGATTTTTGGCGCATGCCAATCGCAACACCTTCGTGTAGTTTGTCTTTGATATCGTAATCAAGCGAAGCGCAAGCACTAGCCAACATATTAACCGAACGGTTAACTGACTCTAGTCGCTTAAAAGCCAGCTTGTAAGTTAGCTTAGCTTCAGTACCAACTTGAGTACCTTCGTTTGTATAAATACGTTCTTGTGCTGGATTCAGCTTTTCGCGAATCCAATCTGTAAATCTTGCCATAGTTTTTTCCCTTAAGTAAACTCCGAGAAAAAACTACCAAAGCTTTTTTGTGGAACCACAACTTCTTCTCCGCCGAACTTTTGCTTTTGCGATTCGACCCAGTGTGCTTGTTTAGGTTCACTACCAGGTCGAGGAGCTTTACCGTAAACTCCATGAAGCGCTACATGATGACGATTACAAAGGGTGTAAACTTGATCATATAACTCCACACGGTGCTCATCAATAAATTCATCTCGCACAGCTAAAATGCCTGCGTCGGTTGAAATGTCGTAGCCACGAGCTTGAGCCCATTTATCCAAGAGTATGGTAACTGAATGCAGGTGATGCAGCTCTAAATCTTGAGCGCTATCACAAATATAGCAGCTCGATTTTTTCTCGTAGGCTGCTTTGGCTCTGTCACGAACCCATTTAACTGGTATTCGCTTATTTGTATTTTTTGCCATAAATTATTCTAAATTTCCACTTATTATACTACGCAAGCAACAAAAAGTCAATGCTGAAATTTTCTTAGCCATTATAAGGTATAAGTATAAAGTGCATAACGAACCGCATCAGCCATGTGAGAATATTTATCGTGTAGTGGGCGTTCACGTTGGAGCCCCTCACGTTGATCCCAACGATACTGATCAAACATTGCACGTACATTGGTACAATGAGGCGCAACCTTTAATCGACCTTGCTGTAGTAAGGTTTGTATATAAGCAATACCAGGCAGCACATCTTTTTTGGCTTTGGTAGTTGAAATGTTATAAAGGTAAGCTAAATCCGACGCAAACTGTGCAGCAGCCGAGTCAACAAACACAACTTCAACACCATGGAGTTCGTTTAAGCGTGAAAACTCGGCTGCATGTTCAGCAGTGGTCTGCTCTGATTTTAAGTATTCATCGACAACATAAAAGCAATCGGTGTTCCAATCATAAACGATAACGCAATAAGCAGTATCATCTCTGTAGCCAGGGTCACACCCAGCAATTGCTTCGCCTTTAAGGTCTTGGGGAATTTCACAAACATCCGTATCCTGCAGTGCATAAATCTGACCCTCAAACACAGTAAAACTGGCGAGGTACTCTTGTTCAAACTCGGCACGTGACATTGATCTGCGAGCTTCTGCTACATCCGATTCAGCCATGCGAGTATTTTCAGTGTAATCAGCTTGCAGGCTAATCCACTCGGGGAAGCCTGGATCAAATCCACGATTCCAAAATTGTGAAAACCAGTTGTTACGACCACGAGGTGTGGATATAAAAATGGCTTTCGCGTTGGGTTTGTCTAGTGTAGGGCGCAGCGCTACGTTAAACGCAGCTTCGCCGCCTTCGCCTAGTGCAGCCTCGTCGAATATGATTAAGTCATACGATCGGCCAACAGTACTATCAACGGTACCAAGAGAGCCCATACGAATGGTAGAACCATTTGAAAGCTCGATGATTTTGTCTTTGAGGTTATCACGTGAGACTTCGAGATCAAAGTGTTTGATGAGTTTGCGTTGGAGTTCAAAGGATATTGATGAAAGGTTATAGTTTGGCGATATAATGAGTACATTCGATCCCGGCACAAGTGTTACCAATTGACCAATTACGTTGGCAATATAAGTTTTACCTAATCGACGAGCAAGGGCAGCACAGATAAACCTGTACTTGGGATCGTTGACTGCGTTGATTAAAGCAACCTGCGGGCGGTTGATCGTATCGTAGATGTTAAGCAGCTTTAGGTAGTTTGTTATGGGTAGCTTAATAAACCGCTGTTGAGGGTCGAACTCTTGTATAACATCTACATTTACGTTTTCACGTGAGACTAGTAGCATTAATATTTTCCTGAGGCAAGTACGATCTTGCAGATGTGTTCTAAACGCTCAATGTGTTCGTAGGCTCGCCAAGGTGAGGTGTCAACCGCAATTACTCCATGTCGGTCCATTCCTACTATGTTGTATTCAATGCTACCACTATTTTTGTTGTAACCTAGTGCACTAATGCAGGCATCTGCTAGTTCCTGCGATATAGGAGGTAGTAGTGGCACATTGGGTGCTACAC